ATAACCCCCCAAACGTCACAATAATCTAACTAACGGTTACACCACAGGAGAAAGACCAGAATTATTATTCTTCGCTTTATCCAACCGTCTCTCCCACCACGAAAACGAACCCTTCACCCTGGAAGCATCCGTTTCCTGCAACGGACGTTCCGTCCGAGCATACTTGAGTCCCTGAACAGCCATCGCCAAAGACATAACACAGTCATCATGCGGGCTACCAGACATACGCCCATTCTGATCCCTGGTGAACGTTTTGAGTTCATGGATTGTTTTACCGTGAGGCACATTATCCAAATCACGCAACCATGCACCCAACTCGTCCACCATCAACGGTTTCGACGTAGCCGTAGTCAACCAACCCAACGATTCCAACGGCCGATCCGATTTCTTCGTGAAAGTACGACGACGATACAACCATTTATATTTCACACGTTGCAAAGCCTTAAGAACAGTTAGACCGTGATTGTTCACTTCGGGAACAATCAACGCATTCCGATAAAACCAGCCGATAGCAGGCAAAATTTGTTCCCCAAAAATATCTACATCCACACGCCCAAACCAGCACGCCACAGGTTTCCCCGTATTCACACACACAACCCAAGCCACAGTCGCATCCCCATGCTCCTTGCCTTCGGCAATGTCGGCCCCAACCACATACGTCCACCTGTCCGTGTCATTCGGAGCCTCCCACACCATAAACGGGCCACCCTCAAACAACGAAACATCATTCGGTTTCGACCCCAAAATAGTGAACTCGGCAGGCTCAACAGCCTGGAAACGACGCAAAATTTCTAGATTAAAAACAGGATTACCAGACCCGATAAACGCTTCCTCAGCATTCGACGGATACTCCTGATGCAACTGCCACAATTTGTTCGACAATTCATGTTTCTTCTGCTCATACCATTCAGTCGTGCGGTCATCGACCGCCGACCACGGAAAAAACACGGCATGAAACCCGTTATCGCCAGCACAAGCACCCAACCACATCTCATGAAAAAAAGTGCCCTCACCATTCGCAGTAGACAAACCGATAGCACGCCCACCCAAATCAATCGTAGGCTCAACACTAGCCCACGCACCCTCAGGATTCGTCAAAAACCCCCACTCATCCAACACCACCAAAAACAGTGACTCGCCACGGGCAGGATCATTAGCAGACGGCAACGACTGGATAACCGAATCATTATCAAACGTCATCACCTGACGGGTACGATCCAACAGTTTCGGGCCACGCAACCGCACCCACTCAGGCATATTACGAAAACCATACCTGGTTTTCGCCAGCAAAGCCACCGACTCACGTTCCGTTCTAGACAGCAACGCAATCTGCCTGTCAGACCAACCAAACGCACACCACAACGAAAACGCAGCCACCAACGTAGAAAACCCGATCTGACGGGCCTTCAAATTGATGTTCTTACGATACTTGATCCACGCCCAAGCAACCTCCGACTGGGCAGGCCGCAACCTGAGAGGCAGACGGCCCTTACCAGGAAACTTGATAAACAAATTTGCTTCACAAAACTGGGTGAAACCATCATGCAAAACCTGGACAATATCATCATCCAACTCCGCTTTAGTCCAATCCACCTCAACCTGAGGGAACCAGGTACGCCAAGCAATCTCCTGCTCAATCTCAGAAATACTCCAAGTAACCTTCTGCTTACGGGCACGTTTAATCTCATTAGCAGACCGTTGCACCTCATGCAACGGTGAATGCGGAGAAGGCATCAAACCACCTCAGAATGCTGGCGTTTCGCAATCTCAATAGCAGCAGCCTCAGCACGCTCAGCCAAAGCCAACTCACGAACACGCTGCAATTCGTCCAAACTCAGATCAGCAATCGTGTCCTGCTCCAAATCCTCCACAATATCCAACACATCGCCAGAACGCCCAAACTGGCCCATCACACCAGCACCCTTCATCCACACCTCAGCCATCCGAACATCCTTCTTCAACATGGCCTGCTCAAACACCATATCCAAAATTTGGCGCACCTTCTCAGGAGAACCAGCATTCTGCAACGAACAAAAACGGATCGCCTCAACAATCCGAGGATCTTTAGACCACTTCCAAATCGCCTGCCGAGAAACCCCCAACACCTCACCCAACTCATCAACCGACTGAATCTCACGCTCCAAAGGAGGCGTCGCATACCAAATCACATACGCACGCTGACGGGCATTCAACTCCCGCTGCTTACGTTCAGTTTGAGCCACCGTAGGACGACCACCCTTATTCAACTTGTCAGCCACAAAAACCTCCCAAAAAGAATCTCACATAAACCCACCAAACCCGTCACAACGTAAACCCCTAGAAACGCCCCCGAGAGGGGGCGAGCGCAACAGGGGGGAGAGGACAAGCCACGCGCAACGATCAAAACCGCAACCCACACGGACACGCCCGAAGCGCAAGCGAAGGGCGAACAACGTACCAAAAACACAAAAGACACACCCACAGGTGTGTCCACAAACCAGCACAACCATAATTTATTATAGACCCCCCCGACATCCCACAACCATACGTTTGTCCTCATCTACAATCGGACAAACAACAATAAACAATACAACAATAACCACCCACCGTAACACCAGCACAAACCCCATACCACCACAAAACACCAGGTCACAAAACCCGACCAAACCACTCAACAATAAAAAAAGTTACACAAAAGTCACACAACAACCACCCACAGTACACAAAAAACCACACAAACAGACAAGTACGGAACCAACAGGGAATCATACGGTTCGTGTGGGGGTGGGGGGCCTGTATACCCCTGGTGTCGGATGCTGGTAATGGTTTGCTAGTGTTCGGATGCGTGAAATGGTTTGCAATGGTTGCGGGCACAATGATTGTGGGCGCAATGGTTGCACACTACAAGCATCCTTATTGGCCATCTGGCCAACACCGAGCCGAGCGACGGAATGAGAATGGTTCTCATTCTTGTTGGGAATGGTTCTCATTCTCATTCGGGTGGCTGGGTGGGGTTGTGCACAGGGTGTGGATATGTCTGTGGATATTGTGCGAACGTGTGTTCGTTCGTCGAACGGCTGAACGCCGTTATAACGCTGTTATGGGTGGGGTGTGCCCTACGGTACCGACCCCCCTGTGGATAACGCGTCTGGCGTGTCAATAGTGCATTTGCATCATTTCGTCTAGTGCATGTGTTGGTGTCGGTGGCGACATGTCGGGAGCGTGGTCGCTACTGTGTGAGTTATCCACAGGTTTGTCCACAGGGCGCACGCCTACGCGCGCGTACATGCCCACGCGCGCAACGCGCACGCGCAACGCATACGCGCACACAATGCGCGCGCGTGATCCACCACCCATTCGGGAAGCGTCTAGTGCATTTGCACTAGGACAAAATGACGTAAATAGGGGATTGTGGTTTCTCTCGGAAATTGCTTGACTGGTGTTCATCAAGGACAGAGCGAGTGAGCGATGGTGTGAGGCTCACAACGGATAGGGCACATATTCCCCTTTCGTAGGTTCGGATACGGCACGGTAACGAGAGATATTCCCTTGCATCGTGCGTGGTGGCAGCGTAAGCAGGCATAGGTCTAGACAGCCTATGCGGCCACGAGCGACGGGTCATAGCAGACTTGCATGTCGTATCGGCGAGAACCATTCCCTATGCACGGAGTGTGAATCTGTGCGTGGTTTGCCTATGTCGGGTGAGCCGATAGGGGATAGCGAGACTATCGGTTGCCGTTTGTGCCGATAGTGATAGTGCGAATCAACATAAACGGATAACGCCTGTAAAGGTAGGGGGAGCAATTCCCTTAATCACCTTACGTTAGGCCCGAATCGAGGTTTGTAATAAGTGTTTGTATCGCTTTAGATCACACTTTCCTTAAGTTGTCGGCCATATCCCTGACGGTAAGGTTTGGCGTTTATTGTCTGCGCAATGTCGGCAAGAATTGCGGACGTAACCTAGGGGAACATGAGCCTAGGGAACGGATAGCGAATATATGTTTCGCTATGTAGGTTCGATTCCTACCGTCCGCACTTAGTGCAAGTCGCACTAATTGCCAGAAACGGTTTCTGGCAAACATCGTTCGGGAAAGGAACGATCATCATGAACACCAACACCAACACCGTTAGCACGTTCGCCTACAGCACCGAAATCGACACGATGCAGATTCAGCGTGGCGAGGGTATGGCGGCTCGGGCGCAGGGTGACGCACAGGAAGCCGCCTACATGCTGGCCCATGCGGCCGCATGGGAGCGTGGGCAGATCGTGGCTACCGACAAGTCGGGTGCGCAGATCGTGCAACAGCAGCAGTTCGCTGCTCTGGTCGGGTGGAGTAAGGCGCATGTGAACAAGGCGTGTACGGTGGTCAAGAAGCACCCTCTGCTGTCGGCTTTGGTCGGTCGTGACGGTAAGGGTCGGCTTGTCGTGCCCGACGATCAGGTGGTGCCGACCATTATCGCTGTGGTGGAGGCTGCATTGTTGGTTGGTCGGTCGGGGATCAATTCGCTTTACAATGACCTCAAGGATGGGCCGACGGAGAAAGCCCCTGAGAGTCTGGAGGCCCTGACTGACCGCCATTTCGTGCAAGCCATGTGTGAGCGGAACGGTTACAGCGTGGAGCAGATCGTGGCCGCAGTCCTCGCCAAGGCTGAGGCGATGATGGCCGATCAGGTCTGATATCTGCCAGAAATTCGGTAGCATCCCCCGAACGGGTCGGGGGGTGCCTATCGAACAATTCACAGGCGTTCGGTTTGTGGGTTGTTCGGTGGGCATCGGGTTCACCGTTTGAGCATCTTTGGAGGATGTTGTGGCTAGCAAGAAGATTTACGAGGATGCCGTAAAGGCTTTGGCTGGAACGTATGGCGCAATTCTGGATGCGTACCATACCGACTATTACGAATGCATCGCCGACACGATGCAGGATGTTGTGGCGGCTATGTCTGTTGTGTTCGCTGCTGATAATCCTCGTTTCGATGCGAAGAAATTTGATGTGGCGGTTCGGGCTGGTTTCGGTCGGGAATATGATCGGGTGACGGGCTGACGATTTCTGGCAAATATTCTGCATGAGGCGCAACGTGTCGAAGCCGCTAGCGTGGTGGAGCGTTGTGTGGGCACCTTGTGGTGCGAACCTGAACACGGCAGGTAGTCCGTGCATGTGCCCTGACGGTCGGGCTTGTAGACCGTTAGGATAGGGTCGGGTCATACTGGCCCTATCCACGACCACTCACAGTGGTTATGTTACAGTCATGTTACAACCTGTGTTACGGGTTGTTTCTGGCAAATACCGCCCTATACTGGGCATCGTCACATCCGAGCCTACCAACTAGGAGGAAACATTATGGCTCGTCGTATTACCCCTATCGCTGTCCGCTGCACCAAGACGGGTGTCTACGAGGTTCTGACGGCTAGCGGCTCGTGGGTTGGCATCAATCTGCTGCCCGACTACAACAAGAATGTCGTCTACGATGCGATGCGTGGCCGTGATTGGCCTGCCGTGGGCGAGACTGTCACGCTTTCTGACAGAAACGTGCCGACGGACGTTCCGCCCCCGTTCCTGCCCGACGACGCTCCCGTGAACGTGCAGCCCGATCAGCCCGATCAGGATGGGCCGACCAACAAGACCGATGGGCCGACCACGGCCCCGACCCCGACCCCTCAGGGTGGCATGACTATTGAAGATATCGTTCGCCGTATCGCTGGCGAGATGGACGACACGATGCGGGGCGATCTCAACGAGGCGCTGGATGTTGTCATGGATGACAAGATCGCATCGGCTCTGGCAGAATTTTCGCCAGAAATTGTGCAGCCGACGAACGAGGTTCGCACCGTGACCGCACGGGTCGAAGTCAAGTTGCCGACTGTCACGTTGTCGTCTGACGGTTTGTTCCACAAGGCTTTCCCTGACTTGTTGTTCAACATCCAGGCAGGCATCCACACGTTCCTGCCTGGTAGCCCTGGGACGGGCAAGACGCACAGCGTCGGTCAGGCTGCCGATTTGCTGGGCTGGCCGTGGGCAGGTATCTCGCTGGGGCCGACCACACCAGAATCCCGCCTCGTGGGCGGTATGACCGCCAATGGCGAGTTCTTTGAACCTCGCATGGTGGACATGATCCGTCACGCTTCACAGAACCCTGATAGTGGGGCGATTGTCTGTCTTGACGAGATGGACAACGGGCACGCTGGCATTCTGGCGACGCTGAACACGGTGCTGGCTAACGGCTTCTTTGAGGCTCCGTGCGGTGAGAAGATTCCGTTCGGTCACAATCTGGTGTTTGTCGCTTGTGCGAACACGTATGGCACTGGCCCTACGTCACAGTTCGCTGGCCGTAACAAGTTGGATGCTGCCACGCTGGACAGGTTCTCGTACCTGCCGTGGGAAATTGACGAGGGTTTGGAGGATGCTTTGGTGCGTCGGTTCTTCTCCGACGACGAGCAGACCACTGCGTCGGCATGGCTGGATGTGTGGCGGACTGCACGGGCCAATGTGGCGGCTCACGGTCTCAACATCTTTGTGACGCCACGTGGGGCGCAGACTGGTGCCCGCATGGTTGCGGCTGGCCGTGACATTGACAAGGCGTTGATGATGACGCTGGGTAACAAGATTCCTGCCGACCAGTGGGCGAAGATCAACCCGCTCTGACCCCGAAGTGTGTACACTATTCTCACCGCTCTAGCCTGAAAGGGGCTAACAATGCAAGTCAAGAACGGCAAAGGTATCGGCAAGAATGCCGAAGCAGAATACCATGTGATTCAGTTTGAATCTCTGGCAGAAATTGCGAAGTACGCTCACGACAACAAGACTCCTGGGTTGTCCGACCGCCGTGGTAACAGTCACTACAATGTGACTGAATCGTTGCAGGACGCTTACGAGTTGGCTTTGCACGGCTGGCATGATGTGCGCCCCCAGGTTGATGCGACGCTGGAACCGTTGCGTGAACAGTTGGGTAAGGCGTTGGCTACCGTCACCGAACGGGCATTCGACATGACAGGCTTTGAGCCTGATATCGACCGCTATATTGCTGGCGAATTGGAGTGCATGATCGAAGATATCTTCGTTCCTGCACCCAAGGACGGCAAGGTGTTCACGTTGCTTGTCGATGCGTCAATGACGTTCGACAATGAGGCTAAGGACATTCTTAAGCGTGGCGCAGTGCTGTGCGCCCTTGTGGACGCTTACTGTCTGCTGGGGTTGCAGTTGGAGGTGTGGGTCGAATCGACGGTGACGGGCGACGAGATTCGTCACAAAAAGTATGGCACCATCTTGACTAAGGTGAACACTGCTGGCGACCCGATTGACGTTGACGCTCTCATGTTCGCTTTGGGGCATGGCGACTACAACCGCCGTCTACAGTGGTCGGTCGGTGAGCAGGATTCTTTCTTCCGCAACAAGTGCGGTTTCTCAGAGTATGGCTATTACGGTCTGAACCGTAACGGTGCCCACATGACCGAATATGTTGGTGCCAGTACCGCTGTCACGTTGGATGGGAACCGTGACATGACCCGCGACCCCCTCAAGTGGGTGCTGACACAGTTGGTCGATCAGGGTGTCGTGGATTCGGAGGATGTGTTCTCGTGATGTGGCTGGTCGGATTATTGTTGTGGCTACCCCCGTGTATCATGTTGGGGGTGGCCGCCGTGCGGGAAACGCTGGGAATTTCTGACAGAATTAATGTGCGGTTCGGGTTGTGGGCTGCTGGTTGGTTTGGTACACTGTTGGTGTTCGCTACTGTGGCGAACGTTATCCGAAACCTGGGAGGTTTCTGACATGATTAACTATTACGA